GCGTCTTGATCGTCCAGGCCAGCGTGCAGGCGATCAGGATATCGATGTCCTCGCGCTCCTTGGTCTCGGCATCGATGTTGACGCCGAGCCGGTTGACCGCTTCGCCGCGGCGGGTCTGGATCGCCTTCAGCACCTCGCGGAAGGTTTCGCTCTGGCGCCCGGCGAAGGTAATGGTGACGGCGCTGCCGTCGTCGTCGACGACCGGCGTGCGGGTGCGGAGGTTAAGGATCGGCATCGGCACGCCGGCCTCGGCCAGCGTGAGCGTGTCCATCTCGGACAGATCGAACGGCATCGGAAGCTCCCGAAGAGCCGCCGGTGCTCAGGCGGCGATCGCCCGGACGGACCGGGGGGAGCAGCCACGCGAATCCTGCGCAGGTGCCGCAACCTATGGGATCACCACTCTAGATGGCAACAACCCCGGCAAAAAACCCGCCGCAACCGCCTATCGCTGGCACACGGCAGGTCGGCGAGCGGCTTGAATGCGCGGCCTGCGGCGAGGTGTGGTTGTGGTGTCAGTGCGAGCCGTCGCCGTTTTCCGACGCGGACCGCGCGCGCCTTGAGGCTGCGCTACGCAAGGACAGGGAGACCGCTCATGGGGAATGATGATGTCATGAACGACCAGCCAACCGCTGGTAGCGTCGGCACCGTGCCGTTGTGTGGCTACTGCGGTCGGCCCGTGCGAGGCAGCGACATCTGCGTCCTTGATGACAATCGATACTACCACATCGCTTGCACCTATCCTCCCGCCCCTCCAAAGACGCATGGATGCATCTGTCCGCCAGGAGCCGAGGTGACGTGCCAAGGCGCGTTGTGCCCACGGCGCGGGTACAAGTCCGCCGGCTACTCCGGCGCGGAGTGTTTCGGGATCTCGAGCCGATCGAGCAGCCGATCCGCGGCGTCGAGGTCCTGAATCACCAGGTGCTCGACGCTGAGTGTCGCGCCGTCGGGCACGATGCCATCGGCAAGCAGGGCCGCGCCCAGCGCCTCGGCGAAGCGCGTCATGCGCCGGCGTGTCGCCGCCACGCGGTCACTTTCGAACACGTGGCAGTGCCCGCAATAGCGCTGTTCGACATCGTGCGGGTTGAACGACACGCGCTGGCACTCGGGGCACTGGTAGCTGGCGGACGACATGGTTACCCTCGCGGCGACACATATTGTTAGAGCGTAATCGTCGGTCCTGCAAATGCGGTGACCCAGCGATCGCCGTGACATCAGGAGCAGGCATGAAACGCTCGATCCATTGGCTCGTCGCGGACTACGGCATCCGCCCGGCGGGCCCGCCGGACCGCTGCTTCTACTGCGAGGTGCCCCAGGGTCAGGAGCACGCCGAAGGCTGCGTCATGCGCCGCCGCACCGTCCTGGTGGGATTTACGGTCGCCCTGGTCATCGAAGTGCCCGAGCACTGGTCCGAGGGCGAGATCGAATACTACTACGGCGACAGTGAGAAGAGTGGCCCGGCCCTCCTCGACGATTTGGAGCAGGCCGTCGGACGGATGGAACAGGCTGGCCGCAGCATGACGCCCTACATCAGAGCCCGCTTTGTGCGTGAGGCGACCGAGGAGGACGAACAAGCGCAGCTGCTGCGCGTCAACGACCTGCCGAGCTAGTCGATGCGCGGAATCGCCGGTGCGCCGGATGGCCGGCGCAGGCGCACGATGCGGTAGCCCTCGGCCTCCAGCGCATCGACGACGGCCGCGGCCGCGGCGATGTCGCGCGGCAGCGGCTCAAGCGCGTTGGAACGCCGCCGCGCCGCCAGGCCGCGCGCCCCGGCCAGGATATGCGGCTCGATCGCGGCCTCGCTCATTCTCTGCCGCGTGCCTAGTGCGGGATCGTGTGCGGCGTGAATGGGGTTTCGCTCCACTCGGGGTCCTTGCCGCCCGTGTTGTTGATCAGCGCCTCAACGATGGCTTGGCACAAGGCCATGAATTTGGCGTGGATCTCCTCATGGCCGGGGAACGTGCCGGCATGGACGGTGGCGAGCGGGATCGTTGGGTCCGCGCCGTCGACATAGAAGTAAGCGGCGATGATGCCGTTCTTGACGACGAATTCGATGCCGCCGGTTTTCACGGTGGTCGGCATGGTCGGGTTACTCCGTGAACCGCATCAACTGACGCAAACGGCCATAGAACCGCCCGCACTGATAGGCGCGGTCACCGGGGCTGTCGCCGAGCGCCATGAGGCTCAGCGTCGTCGCCCCCGCGAGCGCCTCGGCGACGGTGGCGGGGTCTTCGTCGCGCACCAGCGGTGCCAGCGCATCCATCATGCGCGCCTGCAGCGCCGCCAGGCGGCTGAACATCGGGGCAGGGGCGGCAGGCTCGGCACGACGTGCGGTCGGAAAGTCAGCGGAGGCGGCCGGCTGTTCGTCGTGCATGCGCCGAAGGCTACGGCAGTCAGCGCTTCGGTTCCAGCCCCGCCGTGGCGACGAATTCAACGCCGTAGACACGCAGCCCCGTCGTCACGGCGCGGTCAGCATCGGTGCGGAAGAGCGAACCTTCCAGCTGGTGGCGCAGCACCGCGAGGTCGGACGGGCGGACCTGGATGGCGATCGGCGCGGTGAGGCCGCATTCGCGGAACTGCTCGATCAGATACGACACCGCATCCACCAGGCGGACGTCGGGATGGCTGCAATAGAGGCTGGGCGCGGGTTTCCCGACGCGCCTTCGCTCGTCGACAGGCACCGCGGGCTACGACGGTTCCGCGTGCTGCGGCGCCATCGTCGCCGCGCCCTGGATCGTCGGCGACGCCATCGGCGGCTGATAGGCCGCGATCGCGGCTTTGACGATCGCCGCGGCATCCGGCGCGCCGGCGTGGCTCATCTTCGCCTGCACGCCGGCCCACTCTTCCTCGGTCAGTTCCACCGTCAACAGCATGATGATCTACTCCTCAGGCCAGGCTGTCCTGCACGATGAGCGTCGTGGTGTCGATCGCCGTGTCGCTGACATTCTGGAGCGCGGTGAACGACATCGACTGCACCAGGCTCATTTCCCCGTCCGACTTCTGGTCCGACATGGTCTTCGCCGCCGGCAGGGTCAGGCGTACGAACTCCGGCGAGGACCCCGAGCCCATGGTGAGCTCAACCGAGATCGTCGTCACCTGCTCGTTGTAGAAATTGTTGGCGAGCGTTTCGTCCTGGAACAGCGCGGTCAGGTTGCCGTTGACCCGCATGCGGCCCATGAAGATCCAGGGCACGATGTTCTGCCCGATCACCGCCGGCGCCTCGAGCGCCGGGGCGATGTTCAGCGTCATGCTGGTCACCACCGCCTGGTCGGCGTTGCCGATCGAGATCTTGCCGTTCACCGCCGCCAGCGCCTGGCTGTTCGTCGGCCCGGTCGGCGAGGTCAGCTGCTGAGCGGTGTTCTGTACCATGTCCTGGCCAAGCAGCTGCGACGAGAAGGTGACGAGGCCGGTCGCCGGCATGTTGATCGAGGTCTGGCCGAAGCGGCAGCCGAGGAAGAGCTCGGACAGCTCGGTGTCGGAAAACCAGTGCTCGATCGAGTAGCTTTTGTAGAGATGTCCGGTCGAGGGCATGATCAGCTTCTTGCCCACCACCGTCACCGTCACCCCGGTCAGCGAGCCGGTGGTCAGTCCGGTCGGCAGGTCGCGCGTGGTGATCACCGTATCGGAAAGGCTGTTGATGCGCAGGTTGACGCCGTTGAGCGCGGTGTTGGGCGAGCCGGCGCCGGTGATCCGGACGATGTCCTCGCGCTTGAGGCCGGCGGTGAAGAGGCCGCCGCCCGAGAGCGTCAGCGTCCCGGCCGAGGTGTTCAGCGCCAGCGTCACCGTGGACAGCACCGCGCCGGTCGCGAAGTTCGAGCGCATCGTCGACTGGAAGATGTCGGTGAAGCTGCCCGGGCTGAGCTGGCCGGTCAGCGTGCCCTGCGGGCGGCGCACACCGTGACGGGCATCGACGACCTGCTGGGAGAGCAGGATTTCCTGGCTCTCGTACGTGTCCTTATTGAGCGTCAGGTCGGAGGAGACGCGGCGGTAGTATTTCGCGCCGGTGGTCGCCATCACGCCGAAGCTTGATTCCTCCGCGAGGATAAGCCGTTTGGCGACGCCTGTTGCAAAAGCCATGACGAAGCTCCCCCTAAGAGGTTGTCGTTTCCGTAGCGAACCAGTGAACCGCGGTCGGCACGCTGCTCCAGTCGGCGGAGACCACCGGCGAGGGCGCGCTTGAATATTCCACGATCAGATTGATGTTCTGCGGCGTCGGCAGGTTGAGCCCGCGCGGGAAGGCGGCGAGCACCTTCGAGACGAGCGCATCCTGTTCGCGATCGCCGGCATCGCGCGGCACGAACACCGAGACCTGGTAAATGCCGCTCCATTGCTGCACGCCGTCGGCGCCGAAGCCGATCGGCGTGCGCGCCCGCCCGGCCATCTCCACCGCCAGGTAGGAGACGCCCTTCTTCGGCACGTAGACGCTGTTCGGCCAGGCGATCTCGCGGGTGATCTGCGCGCCGACGAGACGGGTGTTGAGCGCGTCGACGAAATCGCGGAGCAGCAGCGTCATGGCCCGCCTCCGACGACACGGGCGTAGGCGGCCTGGGCGATCGCCGGCATCTCGGCGATCGTCTGCGCCATCATGTGGCGGCCCTGCTGGTTGAAGTGCCGCCCGAGGCTGTCCTCGCCGACGAAGCCGTATTCGACCCGCCGGGCGTAGGCGACGGGGTTGAGGATGATGAGCACCTGGCCGACGGCGGCGCGCTCGATCGCGGCGGCCGCCGGCGGCACCCGCCCGGCCACCGGCTCGGGATCGCTCGGCAGCAGGCAGGTCCAGTTCGAGCGCAGGAAGCCGGTATCGACCGGCGTCAGGCTTTGGACTTTAGCGACGGCGTCGAAGGCGATGGCGCGGAACAGCGCCGTGGCGCGGCTGCCTGCCCGATCGCACCAGGCGCTGACGTCGGAGGAGAAATCCGCCATCAGCGCACCTGCACGACGTAGAGCATGTTGACGCCGGAATTGATCATCGGCGCCACGGCGACGATGGCGCGCAGGCGGCCGCTGACCAGCAGCTGGTCGTCGACCGCGGGCGGGGCGACGACGCCGGTGTCGTTCACCGCGGCGAGGCGAATGCCGAGACTGTCGACCTCGGTCCAGCCGAGGGCGATCATCTCCTCGACCTGCATGATGTTGCCGTAGACGGTCTGATCGGCCTGGTAGACCAGGGTGACGGTCTGGCCGATGACGCTGGCCGGATCGGTGGCGCGGTCGGGGCTGACCGGGACCGCCGGCCAGCCCTCGTTCGGCGCGGCCAGCGCATCGGTGGAATAGGTGAGCGGCGGGCCGGGGCTGATCGTCGCCGGCGTGCCGCTGTTGTCGGTGACGACGATGCCGTCACTGTCGGTCTGCACCGTGATCGGCATGACGCCGACGGTCCAGATCACCGGCACGAAGGAGCCGGAGGCCCAGGTCAGGATCTGATCGCCCGGCACCAGCCGCCCGATCACCGAGGAGCCGAAGACGCCGAGGAAGGCTTGCCCGGCGACGGTGGCGGCGGTGTCGACGTGCAGATCGGCCGAGACGTCGGGCGGATTGCGGCCCGGGACGGGGCCGGTGAGCTTGTTGATCCGGCGCAGCACCATGACCTCGCCACGGCTCTGCATCCGCGCGCCGACCCGCTGGGCGACGTATTGCGCGCGCGTCGGCATCAGGGCGTCACCCGCCGGTAGCGGGCGAGCAGGCTGCGCGCGCCGGGCGGCACGGCGCCGACGCCGGTGGCGACGAACGAGCCCGAGAACACCCCGGCGGTGGATTCGGCGACGAGGTTCGGATCGGCGGCCTGGGAGTTGTAGATCGCCGCCGCCGTCAGCTTGAGCGCCTGGCGCAGATCGCCGGGAATGGCGGCGGGGTAGCCGGCGGGCAGGGTCGGGTCGTAGCCGGCGCTGTAGACCACCGTGAGGTTCATCAACCCGCGCGGCAGCTTGCCCATGCCGTAGAAGTTCAGCCGCCGCTCATTCAGCGGATCGATGCGGTAGCCCGGCTTCTGGTAGGCCGCCTCGACGACCGCCTGGCCGTTATAGGAGACGCTGGTGATGGACTGGATCGGCCAGTGGCGCAGCAGGACGTAGTCGTTGCCGGTGGTGTCCAGCGTCTCGGTGAGGTTCGAGACCAGGGTGACGTCGCGCTCGATGTAGCCGGCGACCGCCGCGGTGGCGGCGAGCGCGAGCTCGACGGCTTCGGCCTGGTTCATCACGCCGCTGCCGCCTAGCCATGTCTGCACCTCGCTGGCGTCGATCCAGGGCGTCATGACGCCGGCGGGGCCTCCGCGCTGTCCGGCGCGGCCGCGCCGCTCGCCAGCGCCGTCGTGGCGCCCTCGGTGCGGGCCTGGCGCGCCTCGTGGTCGGCCAGCATCTCCTTGAGCTGCTGCAGCGAGCGGCGGCGGTCGATGCGGCGGTTGAAGATGGCGTCGAGCCGGGTGAACAGGATCTGGCGTTCCTGCTCCTCGGCGCTCATCAGCGGCGGCGCAGCGTCGGGCTCGTGCTGCTGGCCGGCGAAGTTGCGCATGATCTCCTGGTGCAACGCCGGCGTCATGTGCGCCTCGTCGATTTCCAGCAGACCGTCGCCATTCACCCTGTATTCACGGCCGTCGTGCGAAATCGCCGCGACGCCCGGGTTCCCGAGTCGATACAAATGCGGCATGGGTGTCTCCTCAGTGGGGAAGGGGGCTGGGAAAGACCCAGCCCAGCCCTATGAGTTGTCAGCCCTTGCCGATGTTCGTGATGAACCCGATCGACGGCGGGAAGTAGTGCTGCAGCACCTCATCGCAGTAGACGCCATACTCGTATTTGCGGGTCCGCAACGGCCACTCAATCTGATAGTAATCCTTCCGAACCCGATACTGATAGACGTTCTGGACGTCGTTCAGGGCGTACGGCAGCTCCTTGGTGAGGAACATAATCGTGCCGGGCGGCAGGTTCGGATGCAGCCGGATCGGGATCTCCGAGGACGCGCCCATGCCGAACGGATTGGTGTAGCCGCGCACCGCCGTGCCGCCGGTGATGTTGCCCTGCCCGCCGGTCTGGATGGTGAACCGCGACAGCGGCACCGTGCCAGACGGCGCGGTCAACACCTTCTTGCGTATATAGTTTTGTATGTCAGAACTGACCCACATGTCGGACGGGCCGAGACGGTAGTTGTCCCAGAAGCTCTGCAACGCGGCGTCGATCTCCACCACGCCACCGGCGCCGTCGGAGGTCAGCGGCGTGCCGGTGCCGTCGGTGCCGGTCGGCTGCGCCGCCCAGTAGGCGCCGGAGCCCGAGGCCGCGGCGATCGCCGCGAAGCCGTTGAACACCAGGTTGTTGACCGATTGGTCGCCCGACAGCGCCGAGAACAGCTGGCCCGAAGAGGGCAGCGCGGTCAGCAGCACCGAATTGATGTTGGTGACGGCGGCGATATAGAGGTTCGTCGTCAGGCCGGCGTACCAGACATAGCCGAAAGCGCCGACCACCGGAGCGACGTGCGCCGAGACCGAGGAGTTGTTGGCCGCCGTGGTGACCGTCGCGGTCGCCGAGGGTGCCGCGACACCAGCGCCATAGGTATCGGTCGAACCGTCGGCGTTGGTGCGCGTCAGCACGCCCGCCGGGCTGCCCGGCACGCCGGTGGCGACGGTCACGTTGCGCAGGCCCTCAAGCGTCAGCGCCGCACAGCCGACGACGACGGCGGTGCCGGTGGCGATCGAGCCGCCGGAGTTGATCGCGGTCACGGTGGGCGTCGGCGTCGTGCCAAGCCCGGTGATGCCGTTGCCGCCGATGGTGAGGAACTCCTCCTCGATCATCAGCGCGCGCAGCAGCGACTGCACCGCGGTCGCCTTCAGGTCCTGGAAGCCCTCGGCCGACATGTCGGCTTCGAAGGTGACGTAGTTGTCGTAGCCGATGCCCTTGAACGCCGCGAGGTAGTCCTGCGTCGTTTGTGCGATGACAGGACCGCGGTTACCCTGGCCGAGACCACCGCTGAGGCGGGTCGTGTTGATGCCGGTGATGGCCCGCCAGTTGGCCTGGATTCCGCGGCCTCCGCCGACGCGCGGGATCTCGTTCCTTAAGGGGGTGAGTACCGGGTACAGCAATTTGGCCGGCGCTTCGAGGTCATAGACCTGCAGGCCGCTGGTGGCCGATGTCGGTTGCAGAAACGCTTTGGCGAGGTCGTTGGAATTCGCTGCGAGGTTCCGTTGAACCAGGCGCAGTGACTCGAGTGTGCTCATGGCTTGAGGTCTCGTCGCCGCGCCCAACTGCAGCGAACCGGGCACACAACCGTATAGACGGCTGATCAGGAATCCCGGGGCTCAGCCGAGGGGTGGCGCGAACGCCGAGCGAGGTGCCGCTGCTCAGGCGGCGAGAGTCCGGCAACCACCGGATGAAGCGACAGCGCGATTCGCGCGCTGCGGTTACATTTCATACTACGGGGATGGCGCGCAACCGATTTTGTCGAGATCGGCCCCGCTGGCCGATCAGCGGTCGAAGGCGGTCCGCCAGCCACCGGACGATCCGGCTTCACACGTGACCGGGCGGATCCGCTCGACCGCGAGCGCGATCGGCGCGCCGAGCGTCTTCAGCAGCTGGGCGAAGGTCTCCCGATCGGTGGCCTCCTGCGGCGTGCAGCAGCAGACGACGCGGGCGTCGCCCTTATGGAGACCGAGGATATCGACATCGCCGACCGATGCATCTGGCCGCACCTTGGCGCAGGTCCACTCGCCGATCCTGCCGTTGGTGGTGTCACGCCAGAACCGCTGCCCCCGGCAGCCCGGGCAGGACGGCAGCGTTGGCGGATCGCGCGGTCGACTATTCACCTATCAGCTATTCAGCCACCTTCGCCCGCACGGCGGCGTCCTTCGCCTCGAGGAGCTTGCGCAGCGCGATGCTGCGTTGCGGATTGCGCGGCAGGGTCTGCACCATCCAGTTCGCCAGCTCGCCGAACGGACGGGAGGTCTCGCGCAGGTCCTCGCGTAGGTGCTGGTAACCGAAGAACTGCAGCATCGGCTCGCTTTCGCTCGTGTCGCTGTCCGCCATGGTTGTCTCCTAGCCCGGCGCGATCAGCGGATGTCCGCCGGCCCGGTGCGCCATCTTGAGCATTTCCCGCGCCGCGGCGTCGGGGTTGCTCTTCGCCAGCTCGGCGACACGCTCGGCCTCGGCCTGCTGGTCCGGCTGGCCGGGCAGGCTGAGATCGTCGCGCTTGCTGACCGCGAACACGTGCCCCTTCGGCGCCGCCGGCAGGCTGCTCAGCCGCTCCACCGTCTCCTGCAACTTGCGCAGCGTCTCCTGCGTCGCCGCCTCGTTGGCTGTCACCTTGGCCAGCTGCGCGCGCAGGGTCTCGCGTTCCTCGAGCGCGTCGGCGACGGAATCGCTCACCGTCACCTCGCCGCGCAGGATCTTCTCGAGCGGGATGTCCTCGATCGCCTCCTGCTTGGCGAAGGCCGGGCGGCGCGCGGTGGGGTCGGGCGCGGGCGGCGCCTCCATCGGCGGCTCGGCGGTGGCATCGTTCGCCGCTCCTTGCGCGGCCTGCATGATCGACCCACCGATCACCACGATGACGCCGGCCAGCCGCACCATCATCTCGATCGGGTTCTCGACCGCATCGTCGCTCATGTCGGTGTCGGTGGGGTCGGGCGCCCCGTCCGGATCGCCGCCGGCGCCGAAGTCCTCATCGCCCGCCGCCTTGCCGAGGCCGGTGGCGACATCGTCGTTGGCATACGCGCCGGGCCCCTGCGGCTGCTCGAACAGCTCGGGGAACGCCTCCGTCAGGTCGTCGGGCAGCAGCCCGACCTTGGCCAGCGGTTCGGCGATGTCGATCGCGTCGTTGGCGAACTCGCGGGCGATGGTGGCGTAGTCGGCCACCAGATCCACCGGATCGGTCAGGAAGCCGCGATACGCCTCCGGCAGCGCCGTCTTCACCAGGTACTCCTCGCCGTTCCAGGCTTCCACCTTGGCGAGCTCGCCGGCCTGCTCGGCGCGCTCGAGGTCGTCCTCGTCGTCGGGCAGCGCGACGTTCTCATTGGCGAGCGTGCGCAGCGTCAGCCAGCCGACATCCATGAAGCGGTCGAGCCCCGCCTTGGCCGCCTCGCTCAGCTTGTCGTCGTCCCAGCTCTCGTCATTGCCGACCAGCCAGGGCGGGCGGCCGGTCTTGATCGCGTTCACCGCCCGGCCGCAATCGCGCAGCGTGTTGGCGAACAGCGCGATATGGTTGAGCCCCTTGCCGAGCGGCTGCTCAAGCTCGGTCGGCAGCACCGGTTCCAGCGTCTGCAGCAGCGTCGCCTGAAACTCGGTCATGCTTTTCTGCAGCAGATCAGGCGTGTTCTCGGCGCCGCTCGCGGCGATCTCCTGGACGCTCTTGTTCAGCGTATCGACCAGGGCAGCAACGTTCTTACGCATGATCGTCGGTCCTTTCCGCCGCATCCGGCGAGTGAGCAGCCAGCTTGTGTCGAGCAGAGGCACCGGCCGTCGCCGGCGGCGGCGCGGTCGCAGATCGGTGTTGGTGAGCCCGGAAAACGGGTTCACGCCCTGGACGAAGCCGCCGCCACCGGAGGGGTTGGTCGGCGTGCCGCCCATGCTGCCGCTCATCTCGCAGCCTGTGGTTGTGCCGGGCGCGTATTTCTACCCGCCGCGACGGTCGTCAAGCCTTTTGCGTGTCGGGCGCGGATCTCCGGCGGCACGCCGAGCGTCTTCGCCGCCAGATGCGGCACGTGCGCGCCGTATGACCCGAGGTGGCGATAGAGGAATCCGACCCCCTCATCGGCCAGGTAGCCGGCGCCGGCGCCGAGTGCGGCGCCGAGCGCATGGCCACGCCAGGCGCCGAAGATGCCGCCACCGGCCGGTTCCACCGCTTCGCCAGCGATGGCGCCGCCCACCCCGCCGATCTGGCCGCCGATCGTGCCGCCGAGGCGCTGGAACAGCCCCGGCGCGAGCCGTCGTGCCGCGCCGGCGATCGCCGAGCCCGCCTGGCTGACGCCGGGCACCTTCGAGACCGCCTTCGCGGCGGAGCCGGCGATGTCGCCGGCGACCGCGCGCGGCGCGGCGCGTAGCCCGACCTTCGCCGCGGCGCGGCCGATCTTCTGCCCGGCGATGCTGCCCACAAGGCCCGCGCCCATGCGCGCGTAGTTCTCGCTCTCGGAGCGCGGATCGCCGACCGTGCCCTTGTCGCCCAGGCGCTGCCCGACCCCGCGCAGTGCCGGCGCGGCCGCCATGACGCCGGCCAGGCTGCCGGCCGCCGGGATCAGCGTCCTCGCCGCCCCGGTCAACGCGCCACCGCCGGGGATCGCGCCTGCCAGCAGGTCCGCGCCTTCATAGAGCCCGGTGGCGACGCCGTAATTGCCGGCCTGGCCGAGTTGGTGCGCCGCGCCGATGCGGGTGGCGAAATTCGGCTGCTTCGCCGCCGCGCCGATGCGCGGTGTGCGCGGCGTCGCCGGCCCCAGCGGGATCGCCTGCGCGGCGGTGGCGGCGCCGTCGATCGACGGCGTCTTCGGTACGCCGGGGATGCGCGGCTGGCGCGGCCGCGTGCCCGGCGGATAGACCAGATACTTCCGCAGGCCGCCCGCATCCTCGCTCTTGCGCAGCATCTCCAGCGTGTCGGAGGCCGCCTCGTCGTGCATCCGCTGCTCGTTCCACGGATCGGCGCTGCCATGGCCATGGACCTGGCGGTAATGGCGCACCCGCGCCTGGTAGGCGCCGACCGCGGCACGGCGGAATTCGTCATCGTCGCGGTAGGAATCGGAGCCGCGATCGTCGCGCGGGATCTTAAGCGCCTCTTCGGCGACCTGTTGGGCGCGCTGGAGCGACCCCGCCGCCTCCGACTCAGCGCCCCGCGGCGGTTGCTGCGCGGTCGAGCGGGTGTAGGCCTGCTGCAGCGCGCTGTTGACCTGATCGCGCTGGGCTTGCGGCAGGTTGACCCGCTCGGCGACCAGATGCACCGCCCGGTTCAGCTGGCGGTACTCGTCGGGCCCGGTGGGCGTGTGTGCCTTGATCTGGCGGATCAGCTCGCGCGCCTGCGCCGTCGCGTCGCCGCCGCGCTGGCTGAGTACGCCGTCCTTGTTGCCGAAGATGCCGCGCTTGAAGTTCTGCGGCCCGCCGCCGACCAGCAGCGCGGTGCGCTCGGCCGGCGTCAGGACCTCGGTGCCGGGCGCCTCGAACAGCGATTTCAGGGAGGTCCAGTAGCGCTCGGCGCGGTTGGTGCTCTCGCCCTCGGCCGCCGGGATGCGCTCCAGGTATTCGATATGCTGCTTGTAAAGTCCCTCCGCCACCGCCTTGGCGTGCGGACCGGGATCGCCACCGGTGCGCGCCTGGAACTGCGCCCCGGCCGGCCCGACGCGGCCGATATGGTTGTCGCGGCGTAGCCGCTCGACGGTCTGGTTGAGCCCCCGCGCATCCGGCACCTCGACCCGCTGCGCCTGGTGCTGGTGGCCCTGGCCCTGAGGCTGGCCGCCGCGGCCGCGGATCTGCCCGCGCACCTGCTCGACCGACACGCCGTAGGGGATGTGGCTGTAATCCTTCTCGCCCTTGCCGTGGACGTAGAGGCCGGTGAGGTATTTCTGCTGGTTGTCGCGGTCGGTGTAGGAGATGCCCAGCGCGATTTCGTGCGGCCGCTCGATCGGGTTCGGCCGCTCGCGCTCGATCCGCAGCCCCTTCGGACGGGACCACTCGAACGGGTTCGCGCGCCAGCGCCGCCCCTTGGGCGCGGCGATGTCATAGGCGCCGACGGCGCCGGCGAGCCCGGTGATGGTCGAGAGCAGGCCGGCGTTGCGCACCGCCCAGTGGTAGGCCCGCCGCCCCTTCGAACCGGCATCGGCACTCAGCTTCGCCGCGGTGGCGTAGGCGCCGGCGGGGTTTCGGTTGGCGTGGACGAAGTCGTAGACCGCCTTCATCGTCCCCGGCGGCAGGCTGTTGCGATGCGCGGCGCGGATCTGCGCCCAGTCCTCCATCATCGCCCGCGCCCGCCCGGCGAGCTGCGGCCAGTGCTGGGCGAACCGCGTCGCCAGCGGGCCGCTGCGCACGCCGGCTTCTA